GTACTCCCGCCACCATGCTGGATTTTTCGATCCCCCCCTACCTGCCGATCTGTCAGGTTGGTTTTCCCTAGGAAATAGTCATTAATCATTGTTTTTTTCCCCATGTTTCATGCCATGTCTTGGAGTTGTGGCATGATGCGCACAAAGGTTGCAGGTTTGTCTTGTGATTAGTTCCACCTTGTTTCAAAGGCTGGATATGGTCAACACAGGTGGCTGGCCCTTGACATCCTCTGCAAAGTGGTTCTTCTCTGAGGATCGCTAGCCTGATCTTCTCCCATGATCGGCCATAGCCTCTGCGGTGGGGTGATGGTCTATCTGTGCGCCTTCCCTGTGCTGGTCTTGGTCTTGAGTCGTGCTTAATGTGGTCGTGATCTGATGGCATCATGCACCTGCTATCGTCAGGTGGCACTCTGCAGGTCTACCATCACCTTTGGCATAAGTGACTACCAATCGGGTGATGTGTTGGCAGTTGTCTTCTTGAATGATTCCTATGTGCTGCAATAGATCCAGCACAGGTTTCCAGCAGTTGTCTAGGTCTCGATCCTTGCGCCATCCTGACCCACCTATGATCACCATGGTGATTGCATAGGGTGGATTGATTACCTTGCCCTTCTTTGTTGCATAGGCCATAAGCTCTGCTGCTTTGTGCCAATCAACATATTTTTTAGATCGGTAGACCTGACCCCTGCGGGATGCCCGAAAGATGTGATTTGCGCTCGGTGGTATTGGAAGCTCTAGCCTCATGCTCCTATTTTTGCCGATAATCCTTTAGATACAAAATCTCAAGGACTGGATTTGCACCTAGCCAACTTAGCCTTGGCAGTCTGCAATTGGAACTTAAGCAATCTTCTCTCATGCCTTAGCTGTTTAATCATGGCTTTTTGTTTGCCTAATAGGATCATCATCTGGGTAGTAGTTCTGGCTTCAGATCCGCAGTAATTGCAGACACCATACCTAAGCATCCTGATCCTTAAACATCTCCTGCAAGTGCCTTCAGTAATAACTATTCTCCTACCATTTTAAAGTTTCGGGTGGGGTTAAATACTCTTGCTCTATCGTGATCCGGTGCAGCCCTTCATGCCACCAGTGTTCTTTCAGTCTGTCCACAACTTCACCATGAATGCTGCCTATGATCTCAACTGATATAGTCTCAGGTTTGCTTGGGTGTTCAGACTGGACCACACACAGCACATACCTGACCTTGGTATCTAATTTATGAGGTGTGATAATTAGCCAGGGGATTGGGTCAGTGATCAAATCGCGAGTCTTGACATCCAGACTCCCCATATCAGTGCCACCATCGGTCAGGGATTGCGATTCATGCAGGTAAGCTTGTTGCGCCCAAAACTCTGAGAGATCGCCATACAGCCATTCCCAAAGAGCTGCTTCACCAGCTAGCCCGCAAAACTGGTTATAGGTTCTGGCTTGCTCTTCAGAGATCCCAAACTTAGTCATCCTCTGAATATGAATAGGCCAGTTATTTTTCTTGAACCAAAGTGATTTTGCTTCACCAATTTGCCATAGTAAATCAGTATCTTTTGCATCAAAATTTATGATCATTGGACACCTTAAATCAGGTATCCATCCTGTGGTAAAAATCCGGTTTAGTGGGGTTAGTGGACTTGGTGATCGTTTTCCGGTAAGTTTTTGAGAATCTATAGGATACTTAACCAATGTGTCGGAATATCCGACATAAAGAACACTTGTACACTATCTCTTTATACTATTTTATTTAAATACTTTTATTTAAATAGTAAGTACTACAAGTCCACTAAGAACATATAAACCATTACTAATAAACAACTTAACTTTGGTGTACTTGGTTTTTACACCCACTACAAGAAGCCCACCAAGTCCACTAACTACAATAAAGCTTATGTTATCCATTTTGTTTATTCCATTTTCCTTTTCTAGGCTAACTTATTTCATTGTTATTTTTGGTGTACTTGGTGTACTTCATATTTCTATTTTTTCAGCAAAGTCCACCAAGAAACGAGCCTAAAAGCTGTTGTCATCTTTACCTATCTTAACACTTTTTACAGGGGTAACCTTGCGCCTAAACTCTTTATAACCAGCAGAAAGTCTGCGCTCAAAGCCTTTGTCATCCTTGCTCAAACTGATGCTAAATCCCTTGATCCCAAGTGCCTTGATTCCACCTTCCAAGCACCAGTTGTAGTAGTGTGCATAAATGACACTGGACTTCATCCAGTCATTGTTTGCTGGTGATGAAAATTGGGTGAGCCAGCTAGTCACAGACTCTTCAGGATCAGAATCTTCACGATACTCTGCGTTCTGCTTCTTGATCTCTTCTGGTTTGGTAAGCCCTTCAGATCGGTACTTTAAAGCACCCTGCACTAGCCATGCTAGGATGCCCTTAGATTCGGTTAAAATGCGTGTGGGAAGATCTGTATCAAGATTGCCGTTAGCCTCACTAAATGATGCTTTAAAAGGCACAAGCGCGATCCTAGCCCATATAGCTATATTGGATTCATGAATTGCAGGTTTTTCATTAGTACAAAGAATGAATGTGTGGGTGGGGTTAAAGCTCCACTCGTTTTGAAATAACTTCCTGCAGGTGATCATGTCACCACCTGTTAGCAGTTTAACCAGTGCAACATTCAATTCCATTCCCCTGGCTGTTTCATTAGCTACCATCAGCCTTTTGCCGTGAAAGCTAGCCAACCATGTTGGGTGGGATTCATTGCCCTTACACAAGTAATCACTGGCCACTGTGCTAGCAAGATCATCACCTAGCACCTTCTGGATGGTTCCCAATACAGTAGACTTTCCATTCCTACCATCACCACAGAACACTGGGAACACATGGTCATTAGGTGCGCCTGTGATTGCCATGCCAAACAACTTTTGCACATAGTTAATTAGGTCAGCAGATCCTAGGAATACATCATCTAATAGCTGCAACCATCTTGGGCAGCTGGCTTCAGGATCGTAGACAGTCGGGCAAGCTGCCATTTGCCAATCATCCCTGCTATGTTTCCTGATATCGCCAGTGGTCAGATCTACAGTTCCATTAGGGCAGGTAATTACATTACGAACCACTGGTATTTCTGAAACTCTCTTCCGTATTGCCACCTCAGTTTTAAGGTGTGCCATGACTGCATTCATCCTAGACATCTTGTGTCCACCAATAAGCCACTTCCTAGCTGGATCATCTTCTTGCCTATCTGCTATCATCTGCATCCTTCTATCAAGAAACTTTTTATAGAGTATGCCAGGACCATACTTATCGGTTTTCCAAGTAGATCCATTCCACATTAGAAAATCTTCCCACTCTGACATAAATTTCATGTCTGATCCAAATGCCCCTACAAGTTCCATGGCTTCTGTCCATTCAGTTTTCAACATGCTATCAGGGTTATAGTTGTAATCTGTGATCTCTGTTTGCTCATTACCTATATACGCTTTTAAATATTCCAAAGCTTCATGCTTTGGTAATAGCTGGTATGTACCATTAGCTTGAAGTAGATCATCAATCCCTTTGGCTGTTGCGCTATCCCAAACAGCTAACCAGAAATCGTGATCTGGAAACTTGTCATAGACTTTTAAAAGGTTCTTAGAGGTTACTTTCCTAGCTACTGGGTTGATGTCCTGATCATAGGCCAGCACTATCTTCTGCATGGGTTGGGTTTCAATGAACGCATTAGCTGGTTCAAGGTTGTTACTAGGTGTTCCTACACAGGCAATGTCATAAATTCCAGATAACACATTAGCTTTCAGGGCACCTTCAGTAATCCAGAGACCATCGGTTTGAACTGGTTGCCTTAGTAGCTGCGGTGTTCGGGTGGGAACATGCATTCTAGGGGTTGCAGATGCTCCACCCTTATTGCTTGAAGTCATCCACAAATACTTACTATTACCATCCTGCAATCTTGGTCTGATCAGTATTCCTTGTATTCTTCCCTTCCAGTCCTTAATAGGAATCATTAACCCTTCAGCCCCTTCAATCCAAGGTAATGTTCCTTTACCTGATGGACAGTTCTTAGATATGCCAGGGCATTTGAATATTTCTTCCCCAAACTTTTCCAGCAGTTCCTGAGCCACTTCCCTTCTGGTGGATGAATTGCTAAATGGCATGGTGCCATAGTTATCTGGGCTTAGTCCACCTCTGCGGGAAAGTTCCTGTTTCTCTGCTGCATCACAAGGAAACTTGGTCAGGATGTATTCATAGATTGCAGCCCATAAATCATTAGTCTCTGGTTGTTTTGTTGGCTTCTGCCATGATCCATTGCTGATGGGTTGATAGATGGCAAATTCCCTGCCATCCGTAGCATCTTTATTCTTCTGAATGCGGTAGCCAGTCTGTGGTCCAGTGGACCGATAGCAGCACACACCACCATCCTCTGCCTTTGAACACTGGTCGCCCTTCCCACAGATAGGACATGGATTAGTCTTAGTTACTGTTTTAAATGGCATTAGTTTCATCCTTTAAACTGTTTGCGATTGCTAGATATGCTGCTGCATCTTCCAATGAATCCTGATGATGACCCTTACTAAGTCTGGCTATTTTTAACTGACACATCATGATTGCCACATCGTATGGTGTGATCTCTGCATCTATATACTCTGACCAGTAAAGCGCGATCTTTCCAAGGCTAATAGCTGGGGGTTCATATTCGCTGGCTCTTTCCTTAATCAGATCAGAGCATCTAAGGAAAAAAGCGTAAATCTTTTCATGATCGTCTGGTGGTGGGGTGAATTGAATGGTCATTGGGAATCACTCCCATCGAATCGAGCTTCACGAGCTGCCATGCCAGCATCTACAATATCGCAAGCAAAGGATGCTATAAAATAATCATAATTAAGATTAAGATTAACCATGGTTCCTTTATGCCAGTAAAATTCAGAACCATCACTTCTAGTTTCTAAAAATACCCCACTTCCACATTTTGCAATGTCACATTGTTCACAATTGTATTCATTGACAAAATTATCTTGAAGTTGATCAAACAACGGGTTTTCATAGCTTATTTTTTTGCACCTTGGACACATTGCTATACCAAAATCCAATGGATCACCATTAAGCTGAATTATTAACTGGGGCTTTATTACAATTGTTTCAGTTAAATTATTTTCACCTTGATAAAAAAAATCACTATCACCTGGCAATGAAAAACAAAATTCTTTCACTTTTGGGCAAGGTGGAGTTCCTTTAGGTTTTACCTCATACCAATAATCAAAACAGTCTTTTGGATTTCTCACAAAAAAATCTGGAAGATACCATGCACCACTAGGAAGTTGGAATCCTTCTACCTCATAGGACCAGTCAAGCCCCATCTTTTCAAAGAACACTGCCCATCTAGCTTCCAGCCTTGACCTAAAATGATAGCCCTTATATTTAGTTTGAATTGGTTTTAGGTTGCTAAGTTCAGCCATATACATTCCTTGTAATAGTTAGATAATTTCTAGTTTTCAACCGATCCTTGATCCACCTTCATAGTTGGTTCCACCAGATGCCAAGAACTTTTCCAAATCGGCAACTATCCATCTTGGATTTCTTTTCCCTAAATAAACTGGTTCAGGAAACTGACCTTCATCAAGCAGTTTGAATACCTGCGACTTTCCAATTCCTAGCATCCGGGCAACTTCCCTAGCAGATACTGCTAACCGTACTGGGTTGGGTAGGTGTAGTTTTTCATTCATTTAAATAATCCTAATTAGATGTGTGTGTTTTTAAATATCAGGCTGGCTAGTCTGACAACAAGTCAGGTGTGTTACTAAGCCAATATCTCATATGGCATAACCAGCCTGATAAGCTCATGAATACGATTGCTGTCAGTGGGTGGGTGCTGACAACCCCATCAAGGTATCTCAGGGGCAATGATAACCCTGCCACCCCTAATGGGTGGTCTAGAAGGGCAGGTCATTATGATCAATGAATGCCGTACCTGCATTGGTTGCAGTGACTGTAAAATCTGATAACTCTGTTAGCCCAATAGTTTTGTAACCACCTGAACTAGTTCCCCTGGTAAAGCTAAGCATTTTGTTCTGCATCTCAGCAGCAGCTTTTTGTAGTTCATCAGGGTAAGGTCTGCCAAAGTCTGGACCCCATTGGGTTACTTGGAATCCAATCCTCTTCAGACTAGTTAGGCATCTTTTCATGTTGCCATCAGAGTTTAGCCAGTAGGTAATGGTGTACTGCTTAGATTCAATTTCCACTAGGATTTCAAATATATCAGTAGGACCACTCTTTGTTTCTACTTTGCGCTTTAAAGTGCATCTGACCACCTTACCTGCATAGTCACCTTCAGGAAGAGTTTCCACTTTGTTATCAGTGTAAGTGGTTGACGACATATCAACCTGCTTGTCCATTGAAAAAGTCTGCTGAGCCATAACTATTTTATCCTTAAGTGTTCGCCTCTGGGCAGAAGTGTAACTCCATCAAGAGAGGTGCCCATTTTTAAAGCCTCTCTAATGGTTTCCATATTGGGTTTGATCTCGACCTTCTGAAATTCTGCTGGCAGAAGCTCAGGTAGGATGTTGACCTCTATTGGCTGATTGCCACCATTAGCGCATATAGACAGATTAAAGTTGTTGGTCTTAAGCTTGTTGATCTTCTGCAAGCCAAAGAAGAACATTAACCTGCCCTTCATTGCCTTGACTGTATTCCCATCCTGATCAGCCAGCTTTCGGATCCGGTCTGACTCTTCTTTCCTTGCTGCCTGTGTTAACTCAAGCTCTCTGATAATCCTGCAATAGGCTTCAACCTTATCTTCTATCTGGCCTTCAAGCTCCTGAAGCAATTCGTCCAGGACTGAATCCAGTTCACCTTCAACGGCTGAATCCTTTTCAATCCAGAATTCCAGAATTTTTGCGCCAGAAGCTAGGTCTAGGATGCTCATTATTTAGCCCCCAGTTTCTTAGCTATGGTTGCCTGTGCTTCAATCTTCTGCGCTTCTACCAACTGGTCCACTGTTTCAACCTTGTAATGGCTTAACATCTTTTTTATGGTGCCAGGGAAAGCATGTTCAACTGCTAGGCATGCCTCTTGGAATGTTTCCATGGGCTTATGCTCATCAACTACTACTGGTGCTGTCAGAGATGCGACAACAGGTCTGATAGGCTGAGCTTGAATCTGGGATTCCACCTCAGTTTCATCCAACCAACCCAAACCGCAGATGCTAAGGGTGACTCGCCTTTTAGCCTTGGTCTCAGCACACATAAGTTTGTTGGATCTGGCTTCACCCTGCAAACCCTTCAAACTGACCACCCCACAGGATTCATCAGTGCGCCCTGTCATGTCTTCTGCTCGAGCTGTCACTGTGTAGATGTCTTCCACCAGTTCCCTACTCAGGATCTGAATAGATACCCCATGAAGTTTCCGTAACTGATCACTGCAAGCTCGCGTGGCATACAACTTCAATTTCCCGCCCAGTGGGATAAACTCAAAGGGCTGGGTGTGGGGGTTTAGGCCAAGACTTTCACAGACCCTAAGGTAATAGGCACTGCGTTGATCTTCACTCAGGGTGGATAGATCGCCCTGGATAAGGACTGCATCCGTTTTAATAGCTACTGCAACAGTAGGCTTTTCCATATTATTTTTTGTCTTCAAAGCTGTTGTCATTAAACATTTCCTGTCTAAAAATCCTAAAGTTTCTTGGCCCATCAAAACCTAATTGATAGGATCCATCCACTGCCCGCTTAAGGGTGACCACCAGAATCTTGTTCGGGTCGGATTCATCCCAGATCAACACTGACTCATTCACTTTTCTTTCTAATACCAGCATCCTTGCTACTCCTTTTCTTTGGGTTCATCGTCATGTAAAACCGCCATGTATTCAGCCAAGACTTCTAGGTGTCGTTTCACCCTCCCTTCAATGTGCTTTTGTTGTCGTTTGGTATTCTCAGGATGTAGCTGGGAACTGAAGTCCAAGACCTTGGACATCTGATCTAACAGTAAGTTCGCCATTTGTTTTGTCATCCGTGCCATGTGTGTCACTCCTATAAACTTATTCTATCTTAATAGTTTACAGTTGTCTGTCTGACACCTGCCTGACATCTGCCGTCAGAAGTCTGACATGGCTATCTGTTGATTTTGTAACCACCTTTAGCGCGGATTAGAATCATCCGCTCGACCATGTTGCTGAGACATGCCCGAAAGCTACTGCTGTTATCTAGCTGAAGGAGGTTGGCTATTTGCTGTGCTGATATGATTTCTTTTTTAACAGACCTAATCACCAACAATTCAAGCTCGGTAAAGAACCGCCAGTGCTTGGGTCTTTTATTTTTCTTTTTGGAAGGTAGGGCATCCTGCCCTGATGATTCATCCTGAACTAGTTTAAAATGTTTTGCATCGTCTTGATTATTATTCATGGTTAGAATCCTTTCTAAATAGTGTTGTCTGAAGTGTTAGTTTTGAATCTCATGGTTAAGGCCACCAATAAAGTCACCATTGGGAATCGGTGTCCCTGCATAGTGACTGGTCATCCGCTGATCAGTATGACCCAGCAATATTCGTGCAGCCTCTAGACCATGCAATGTCTGCATGTGTCTTGCTCGGCCAGAGCGAATGCCCCTAATAGTCCATTCAGGTGGGTGCTTTAGAATTCCATTCTTAATTAATTGTAGTGTACATTTTTTCACTACTCGCTGGTAGGTTAGCCTTGTTAAAAATCCCTCAATATTTTTTTTACTGGGAAATAGGAATCCTTTGGGGCATGGTTCAATCTGCTGAACAATCCTAATGGCATCAGAACCTAGATATAACTGCCGATCCTGACCCCTCCAAGCACCCTTATGGTCAGGTAAAGTCCAGATCCATAGGTCAGGCTTAACTTTGGAAAAGTTGTTGGAATTGATCTGCACTATCTCGCATGGCCTAGCTGCTGTCAGCCAGTGCAGCTGGATTAGGTTAGAAAGATATGTAGGTAAATGTGGTAGGAGTTCTGCAATTTGTATCCATGTAACAGATTTAGTCCTAACTGGGGGTCTGCCCTGCCTAGGGTTAGGCATCCACATGGACTTGCAAGCCAGATAGGTTGCTTGTGAAACCTTGCCCTGCTCCCAGCAAAAACCTACCCACCTAATAATCCGGTGCAGGTATTCCCTGATGGTCTTGCGAGCCAGACCCTGAGCGATCATGTGATCCCTAAATTTTCTCAGGTGGGATACAGCTAATTTCTTGGGATCGGGTAAACTGACACACTCTAGGAACTTAGCCTGAGCGCATCTGTGAGTGGTTAACTCGGTTGAGTTTTGTAGATAGGTCTGGAGGTAGTCCAAAAAATTACGAAACGAAATGGTGACTAAGCTTTTCATAGGGTTCCATCCTAGTAAGGGAAAAAGTATCCTTATCTAGAACAGAACCGCCATGTGAGTCGGGGAGACAGGATTCGAACCTGCGACTTCTTGGTCCCAAACCAAGCGACTTTGTACTAGATAATTAGAAGTCTAGTAGATCATCCTCATCGATGTCAAGGGTAATTTTTTTAGGTGCCCAATTATTTGATAGCACTCCTTTTCTTTTCTTCATGCTTCCATCTGATTTAAAGTAGCAGTCAGGTGTTACCACCGCATCATCTGGATGATGAATTTCCCTAAGATCTTCTAGCCTTTTGGCCATGACTTCCATCTTTTCTTCTGAGCCTGGTAGAAACTGAGTAGGGGAATCTGGTAACCCAATAGGCTCCATAAATGCGTTGGTATTTCTTTCCACTCGGTGGCGAGTTTCTATTTTTAATGGTTCAGATTCTGGCCTCTGATAACAGGCCAAGCAGAGGTTTCTAGATTTGTGTGGTTTGGTTTGTCCGCATAATAAACATTCAATCATCCTGACTGTGGGCATAGGGGATCCTATTGCTGCGGATCCATCCTAAGGTCGTGTTTCAATTTTTCGATAATACTTGACACAATCCATCCTAACATCTCTGTTATGAGAGCGCCAGTTTAGCAGGTGGCCATGAACAAAGTGACAGCGACCACTTCCCATGCAGAGGGTAATTAGATTTTCAAAGTCTAGTTCTAGGGATTTTCCTGCAGGGGTATGGTAAGGAACCACATGGTGAACCTCTACCTTTTCAGGTGATCCACATGCAGCGCAGAATGGATTTAGTTTTAAGTATTGCGTTCGGACCCCAGGCCATTTAGATGACCTAGGGATTCCAAAACATAATCGGTCTGGCTGCTTAGAGTGCAGCATTAATGATCATCTTGATCAAGACTTTCAACACAATTGCCCAAGGGATCACTGCAAATTTAATAGGATCCCCTTCTGATGGGGTTTGATACTCACCTTTGATCATTTCTAACAGGGTGATCACCTCATCATCCGTGACTGGGTAGGTGTGGTTCACTTCTGTTACTGGTTGATTTAAGGGAACCTGAGTGGCAGCATAGCCAGCAAGATTCCAAGCAGCATTTAGGGCTGTTTGCAAGGGAATAGGTTTGCCCCTGAGTCTATCGATTAATATTCCTACACCTTCAATAGGTAGGTCTTGTGGTAATGGTAGTAGCATTAGTTCTTTTTCTCCTGTGCTTCTAGATGATCTGAAATTTTTTGTGTTAGATGAATGATCTGGCTGCTTTGATCGTGTTGGGTATCTACGATCCTAGATATGCCTGCCTCTAATCGGTCTAAGAATATGAGGTGCCTTTGATGAATGGGCATTAGGATGTTATTTCCTAACCATCTAGCACTATTATGGAGGCCATAACCAATGGCTATAAGGGCCACCACTGGTAGCCCTAAGCGATCAATGATAGTTAGCCAATCATAATTAAGCACAGCATCCACCTTTTTTAAATCGGCCTTTGAATCTGAATCGGTCTCGGGTTATTACTTTAGTTGTGGAGCTGTTAACGGCTGCACCTGATACACATGATTTGCTAAAGCGTTTACATTCTTCACAGGAAGAATCAACTACTGGGGTCATCGCCAAAACTGTTGCTAAAATAAATGACATATTCACTCCTATTAAATTAACCAATCGAGTTTCTGTACTGGGAAACCCTCAAAATTAGATAGGGAAAACACTTCCCCATCCTTGCAAATCCATTCCATGTCTTTTGCTAAGATCCAAAAACCACCTTCTGGTTCATGGTAATTACCAGGGGATTTCCCATGGCACACACCCCAGCTATTTTGAATCCAGAAAATGTCCTTAAGTTCGGGATGATCCACCCAACCTAGGCAGCACATCTGATGGCCCCACTGGGTCACCATTCTATTTAGAATTACTGCAGGTGTACCTTTAATTGGTGGGTTCATTTCCCCACCCCAGTTGCTGGCACAAGTTAAGGGATAGCCATTGATTAAAGCTGCCTTGGCTTCCTGCCATGACTTGATTCGTGCGGATGTTTGCAGGGTGTATTTTTTAGATTGAAGTAGGAATGCAGGTTTGATTGCTGCGCCATCTGACCACTGCATTTCCGCAGATTCCCCCCATGTCCATGCCCCATCTACCAGTTTGGGTTTGGGTACTGATGGATCATCGGAAGGCAGGGTGCCAAATTTCATCAAGGCTTCTATGGCTGCACTGCCAAAACTGCCTTCACCTCTACCACTCATGCCAGCAAGTTCGCGCGATTTCCCATAGGGCAATAACCAAAATGGGCAGACTGGATTTTCAAGCTGACCGAGTTGGTTAACCTCTATGGATTCCAAGCACCACAAAGCCATCCCTAGGCCATTACCTACACAACTTCCTGTCATCTGGTAGAAGGGTTTATGATCATGAATGAATCGATAGAGAAGGGCTGAGGTGGGTTCTTTGTATTTGCCCCTGATCTTGAATGGTTCCCATCGAGCTTGGATTTGTGCGTCCAGCTCGATCTGTCCTGAGGTGCGTTCACTGGGTGGAATCCATCCTAGATTGGATGGTCCACTCATTTAGTTATTCGTTCCAGTGCCTTAGATATTTCCATAAATTTCCCACTTATCATTTTTTTTATTTTGTCATCCAGCTTTTCATCTGGATCAGTCGGGAAACCTGACAGCTCTGATTGTATCCTGACTCTTATTTCCCGCAAATCTGAAGGGCTAAGCACCCTTGCAACAGCCTCTTTACATAACCCTAATAACTCTCCTGCGGTCTGGACTTCCTCACCCTTCACAGTGGTTGCAAAGCTGGCATAAAGCCCAGCAAGTTTGTTAACCTTACCCTGCTTATCATCCTCACCCAATGACACATACAAGGACTTTAGTTCTCGGGTTAGTTTAGAAGTGGTTTCATCCGGTGCTGGTGTTGGTTCGGGTGGATTTCCAATGATCACAGTAGTCATGGCAGGCTTGCTGGCAGCATCCCCTTTAGCTGCATAGGCTAGGACTCTAAACTTACCTGAAGCATTTGCGCTCACCACTGCGGTGGTGGTATCCCTGAGCAGCTCCACAGGAAACAGGTTTAGCCCCTGATCAAGGACCACCCATTGAACACTCTTGCAATCGGTGACAGATGGGATGCTGATGAAAGCTCCAGGCTGCCCATGGATTTCTTGTGGCAGGGTTACCTGCTGACCAAGGGCTAAGAATAGAATGGGTATTAGGTTCATGTTTATACCTGTGCATCAAAGTAGGTTTTTAGTAACTTCTTTAACTGTTTAATTTTCAGATCTACTTCTGATCCTTCTGGAAAAAAGTCTGCATCATTAATCGTTTTCTTTTTGGTGCGATTAATGAAGGTGACATTGCATCCTGCTGAGCCAAATTCACTTTGCACTGTTTCAGTTATGAGTATTTCCATGATTTGATCCTAGGTTTTAATGATGTAATTAAGGACAACAAAAGGTGGCACATTGTTATGCCTTCCACCGCCACCCTGAGCATCGATAGTGTGTGTGTGATTGGCTACGGTGTTGGTGATGGTTGCAGTAGATGAAAAGCCCCATTGAGATCCACCAGAAACTGCCAGATTATTGGTTCCTAGACCTACATTTCCAATGCTTCCTGCTGGTGTATGGCTATGACTACCACCACCCTGCGTTGCTCCACCGTGATTATGGCTAGGCATTTCTGTGGTGCTTAAAAGGTTGGTTTCTTCTCCACCCCACTGGCCCCTAGTCCTAGCTGTTTGTGCTGTTCCACTCGGTGCGCCTGTGCCTGATGCGTTCTGCCCACTACCTGTGCCAGCACCCATCGGGAGCCTGCCCCTCAGGTCTGGCAGATTAAAACTTAGTGCGCCTGCCCCTGTGTAAGCAGATCCACCATAGGTGTTAGATAACACTGCATGAAGTGCCAAGTAAGTAGAACTACTTACAGAACTGCCATCGCATAACAGATACCCAGTAGGTGCCGTTGCGCCTGCATAGGGCATGAGTGCGCCAGTTGGCAGGGAGGAAGAAGCTGCTGGGGTAGAGCTTTCCCAAGTTGTGCCATTTGATGTTAATAGATTTCCAGATGTACCAGGTGCAACAAAGCTTGGGGTGCTAGTGCCATTTCCAAGGATAACATTGTTTGCCGTGAGTGTTCCTAATCCTGTTCCACCTGATGCCACACCTAGTGTGCCTGTGTGGTCACTGCGAGTAAGTGATGATACTAATACCTGACTTAAACCATCGGATGAGGTCATCCATATTTTACCATCCGTAACATTTACAGACATTTCCCCAGCGATCACAGCAGTTGGAACTGCTGCTGAGGTATACGATCTTTTAGGTCGGATGGTGTTAGCCATTTTCAAAAAGTCCCGCCATCGATGGAAGGTGGAAGGTCATTAAGTTCTGACATTAGCACAGGTGCCCCTGTTGCATCAGCTACCCAGATTTTTTTATCCGTAATATTGACAGCAATTTCATAAGCCACCAATGAACTTGGAACCGCAGAAGCAGTCGTGCTGCGCTTGGGTCGAATAATGTTTGCCGGTGTTGGGCTTGGACTGGGAGTCGGTGTTGGTGTTGGAGTAGGCGTTGGAGTAGGCGTTGGAGTTGGAGTTGGAGTTGGTGTTGGTGTTGGAGTTGGAGTTGGTGTTGGTGTAGGCGTTGGAGTAGGTGTTGGGGATGATGAATATTCAACTGCACCAATCGTTGGTGTAGATGCTGATCTTGCTGTCCCTCTTTGGTCTAGTCCACTCACAGGGGATGCGTTACTTGCTGTAGCATTACCAGCACCAATCGCTGAACTCCCTGCGGGAATCGCCATCGTCAAAGTTGTGCCACCATTGTTCGCTAAACTTCCAAGCGTACCTAATGATGCAGCAGAAACATCTCCAGTCCAGTTGTAAGCACTTCCAACAATATTGGCAACTTTTGCTACTGGAATACTTGAACTGTTGTACCCACCTACATCTGCATAAGTTCCAGTATTACCAGAAATGATTGAATTTTTAATTGTTAGTGAGCAATACTCACTATGCCAAATTCCACCACCAGCAGGCTGATAACCAGAGGTGTCGGTTGCACTATTACCAGAAATAGTGCTTGACAAAATAGCAGACGACACGGTTCCGCCTGTGCTTATAGCTCCTGCTTTCAATCCAGTATTTCCATTAAATGTGCAGTTATAAACTGTAAAAGAACAATTACCGATATAAGCCGTACCAGTGTTTCCAGAAAATGTGCAATTACCAACAGTTGCAGTGCTTGCTCCAGATGCATGAATCGCACTACCACCCGACAATGCTGTATTAGATGCAAATGTGCAATTAGTTACTGAAAATTGGCCATCAGAATAAATTGCTCCACCAACGCTGCCAGAATAACATCCATTAAATGTGCAATTACTAACTGTAAGTGTAGATCCAGAGGTATAAATACCACCACCAAGATTTGCAGGATATGTTCCTGTTGCTCGACCATTAGCAATTGTTAATCCACTTATAGAAAAAGTTAAGCTAGCATTTAAATTAAACACACGATAAAGATTATTACCGCTAACGGTCAAGCTACTTAAGCCGGGCCCAGTAATGGTCATGCTTTTAGTCAATGCTGGTAATGCGGATGCCAGCGTGATCGTGCCTGTTAGTCCGGTAAAGGTAATCGTGTGACTACCTGTCTGTGCATTAAGATCTGTGATCGCTTGGCGTAGCGTACCAGCACCAGAATCAGCAGTTGAAGTTACATTGATCGTTGCCATCAGAATGACCCCCCATCTATATCCACACCACTAAGAGCGGTTGCGGAAAGTACTGTTGTTCCATTGATTTTTAATACCTTGCCTGTGGCTAAATCGATATGCTCGGAAGATGTCCAAGAATCGGTTGCATCAATCCAATTAAATAATTTATCCGTGAGACCCTTAATGGTTATGCCACCCCCATCTGCACCCGCATCGGTAGTGGATGCACTGGCCAAGATTATGTTTTTATCACCCACTGCAAGGGTGGTTGAGTTAATGGTTGTGGTTGTGCCGTTGACTGTCAGGTTATTAACGGTCATATCACCTGATAATACTAATGATGTTCCAGTCGCTGCCCCAATATTTGGAGTTATAAGAGTAGGTGTGTTAGCTAGTACTACTGCACCAGAACCAGTGCTGGAAGTTTGCCCTGTGCCACCATTAGTTACTGCAACAATTCCAGTTACATTAGATGCGGTGCCTGTGGTGTTTTGATTTAAAGTCGGGAAAGTGCAATTGGTCAGAGTACCAGATGAGGGTGTGCCAAGGGCACCACCTGGGGCAACATAATCAGTGGCAGCAACAGCAGCACTGAGTGCGGTTCCATTGCCTTTGATTAGGCCAGTGATGGAAGTGCTTATCGTGATTGATGGTGTGGATGTTGCTGTGGAAACTGTGCCTGCAAAGCCATTGGCCGATACTACACTAACACTGGTAATAGTTCCACCTGATCCGGTGGCAGCTATCGTAAACGATGGATAAGTTCCTGTGACAGTAACCCCAGTGCCAGCCGTTAAGACTACAGTTTTATCGGAAATGAGACTGCTGTACAAACTGTTAACAGCGTTATCCCCAGTATTACTCCCGCTTAAATTTGCTACTGCTGTATTAGCTAGCATGGCATTAGTGATTGCTGCGTTAGCAATGCTGGTGGTTGTTCCTACAGAAGTGACTACCCCAGTAAGGTTGGGTATGGTGCTAGAAACAAAGTCTGGGCCACCAATTGCTATCACACTGGAAGCTGTGCCACTGACATCCCCCAATCCGTAGTACAACACCCTACCCCCAGAGGTTTCGTTAAATGCCAGTTCTGAGGATGCAAGTGTGGAAGGTGCCCCTACTGTGGAGCTAGACCTTCTTTTGATTCTTAGTGTTGTTGCCATGATCGATTCCTTTAAAAGTTTCCACCATCAAGGCGGTTTGTGTTAGTCCATACTGCTAAACCGCTTGAGTATTTTAAAACATCGCCATCACTAGGACTGACAATAAGCACATCGGTGAGATCATCCAGTGGGCCATTGCTAGTTCCTGTTGCGCCTTGGGGTCCAACTGGACCAACTGGGCCAACATATCCAGGGCTGGATACTTCTACGGCATTATTGGGAAATAACACACTGATCCGGTTTGCCCCAGTATCCACCACAGCCACTTGACCACTAGACTGGGTGACCGCCACAGCATTGGATTCTTTGCTGACTAAGATCGTATTATTATTTTCGTCTACAATTACACTCATCGGGTTACCTCTGCCTTGACATAGAAACGACCTTCAATTAGTCGCGTCACTTTCCCATTAGGTGCAGTGATTTCCAAATCATAGACATAAATTAAGGGTGCGATAGCTGATAAGACGGAAGCTGCAACTAAGATGGTAAGAGTGCCAGCAGCTCCATTGATGGTGATGCCTGCAGAGTTGGTTAGTTCTAGAACTACTGTGGCACTTTCTGCGCTGGTCCGTACCTGCATTTTAGCGGTGTAGCCAGTCAGGTTGATGATGGCTTCTGCAGAGTCGGTATAAGTGATAACTCGTTCTAGGGTTGCACCCTGCTCAGCGTAAAAACTATATGATCCTGCTGGCATAATGACCTCCCTGAATAAATGATTACCACAGAGTTTCCCATATCAGTTTGACTAAAAGTGCTACTACCCTGAGACCAAAAAAAGATTTCACTTCCCATTCTTTTTCTTCCTTGGTTGCATTAGTCGTGCTTGGATCTGCCTGATCGTAACCCTGATTAAACTGGGTTCAATATCGCATGGCTTTTCAATGATCTCGATAATTAGGAAACCATTGGAAACCACCCAAAGTCCGGTGATGCCGTTGTAATGCCAATGCTGATCCTTCCCTAATGATACCCCAGCTTTGATGGCATCTCCAAATAGTAAGGATTGAGTCCAGCTAGGATGCAATTCAAAGTGAATAACCATGGTTGAATCCTTTAGGGTGGTGGTGGTGGGGCGGTAATGAATGAGGTTATATAAGACTCAGCGGAATCAGAAACGATGTAGTAATAGTTGTTCTTATAAATATTTCCTGGGCCTTCAGTAAAAATATGAGGCCCATATGGGTTTGGCTTTTTCGCTGACTTTTGCATGGCATAAAATAGGATATACTTTTGCGGAACACCATTCATATTCCAGCCACGACCAACAGTGTCATATGTGTATTGAAACCTTGAGTCCATGAACACTGCCCCATCAGGAAGCCCAGTAAAAAATGGGGTGCCTCCTGTGTAGCGAACTGAAAAACTACGATTGACCCCTAAATAATAATCCGTAAAGCCACCTGAGTCGTCCTGAGAAAGCATAAAGTCTCTGTAGCTAAAACTGGAACTACCATTAAACCAAGCGTTCCATCTATCTATTGGGGCTCGTGATCCATAGGGATCCTGAGACGCAGTGCCTAAAAAGCTTATATTTTGATCTCGTTGACCTAGATAAGAGATGAACTTCTTACCGCTTGTGATGGTCGGATAGTCGATTATCCCGTTTGCACTTCCACCAGGGTTTTTATCTGGTGCATAAACCAACCTGCCTGGAATTTCGTAATAGTTGAGAACATCCGAGATATACATACAGGCATCAGTATCATAAGTTAAAATGACATCAATCGTGCCAAGCTCCACCTTATTCTGAATGCCTTCAGGAACAATAGGATCTGTAAGATCTCTTTCCCTGCGTTCTAAATAGGCATCGACCATATAAAAACGCAACTGGTCTGGCAGTGTTTGGTTTCCAGAAAAAACAACTGGAATAGAAGTTGATACCCAAGATCCTGATGGATAAGTTCCTACATACCTATCACCTTCCAGATTGCCACTCATGGGGAAGGCTGCATTTAAAAAAGAGGTAGTTCCTGTTTCCGTTACTGCAGGGAAAAAAGCATTCCATGAAGGGTCATTTGAAGTTACAGACATCCTGCATTGAGTGTAGTCTCTATTATAACTAGGGTAAGGGCCATCATAAAAATACATTTCAAATTTATACTGGTAAGATCCGATGGTGACTTCTGGTGCTGTTAGGTAGGCCAATCGGCTAAAGTCCCAACTATATGCATCTACATTCCAAAACTTCATCTTCAAAATTACGGTTGTACCTAAAAAAGTTATGGTTGCCGTATCAATCAAGTCGGTAGTTTTTCTTGGTTCCACAGGTGGACAGCAATAAATATGGTCTGGTTCCGCTGCGGTTGATATTGCGTTTGTAAGTGGTGCGTATGCCTTTTCAGGAAAGTAAACAATAAACAAAGTACCACTTGCACTGGTTGCAAAATTAATCGGACTTGTCTGCGTTTTTGCAGTTGCCAAAGTTAAGTAAATCTTGATGACTGAACTGGATATTCTTAAAAAATAAATCTTCTCTGTTTCAATCTCGATAGGTAAATCTAAAACATATTTAGTAATAAAGACTTTGTAAATTTTCCCTACCGTAATGGTCCCCCCTGACAAAGTAAGGCTATCAGTAGTGGCATTAATTGCGGTGCAATAATAGGATTGTATTCCAGAGTGAGTGGTTGAGAATTGCATTATGATATTAACCCATGTGACCTGATGCGGGCTAACAGTAAGTTCATTTGAGTCTTTAAATCATCAATGGCTGTTTGTGTTGTCGATACTGCCGTAGCTAAATCTACACTCGAAATCGTATACGCTGTCACATCTGCAACCGCTGCCAATGGCCCTACAAACTCAACCGCTGTAGCACCTGCATTAACTTTGAGAAACTTACTGCCTGCGCTGGTGTAGTTTGCAGGAAAATCGGTTGCGCCTATTAGAGATGGTGACCGCCAGCCCTTAACTCCTGTGGAAGTGGTAGCGTAATATTTGTTATTTCCAGGGTTTGTGGTGTCGTTTACCAAACTTAGTGCTGCCCAGGTTGGCGAGTTCGGATTACCACCTCCCACTATGCTGTCTGTTGTGGTCACATTATTTGCTGCAAAAACTAAACTGTTATTAGTGCTAGAAACAGCCACAGTTTTATAGGTGTTCGTTGTACCCCATACAGATGGAGTGTCTGTCAAGGCAATGAAGGTGGATGCAGTTACATCGGTTAGGGCACCAAATTCCAACCCAGTTGCTGCATCATTAACTTTGACCACTCGGCCTTGGTTTCCTAAATAGGATGATGGCGTAACATCGGATAAAGCCAAGAATTGCCTTATGACTGCGTTGTCATAATCAGCACCTGACAAAGTAACTGTGGATACTTCAATCCCTGTGGGTGTACAGATAACATCGGTGACCACTTCTATGGTTGCGTTACCACCAGTTGCGGGTGCAGGTGGTAACCCTATCAGCACTCTTGGCTGTTCGGATTCGTTATATCCAAAGATAGTGCCTAAGTAGAAACCCTTGCCTATGCTTGGAGCCGTTTGAGTAGAGGTTAGCTTAGGTGTGAAAGTGGTGCAGGTAATGCCACCTGTGACAACACCATCAGTATTATTCTTTCCCCATTGCATTAAACCTGCAGCATCTACCCCTGAGTTGATGGGATAGCAAGTAACAGCCCCACCAATAATCCAAGCCTTAACTGTGGCATCATAGGTGCAGGTAACTGTAGCTGGAACATAAGCCCAAATGAATGCAGGTGCATGATCCAAAGGAATTTCATCATTGACCTCTGAATTAAATACACCATCCTTGGACTTCTTTAAAAGTCTTAGGAGTTGCTTGGCCGTTTCAAATTCAAATGCTACTGGGTCAGCCATTAAAAGAATCCTAATCCTGGTAAAGTTGCAAAGTTGATAGTTCCGTACACATTGGCACTAGTAAAAATGACATAGCTATTGGCAGCACCCGCTGCAGCTTTCTTCCCTGCTCCATTCAGCCTGACTGGTTGAGTAATCTTTACCCCACCCTCAAAGATGGGTGCCCTCTCGTTATCATCCTTCTTGATGCGATAACCCATATCTAGCAAGTACATATCCCAGCCTATAACAGTGGTGTTATCAATCGGGCTAACACTGGTGTTGATTTCGATTTCATAGGTAAGCCGCCAATATTGGAAGCTACCTTCCAGCAATAGTTCGGTGTTAATATTCTTGATTTTTCCTGTTTTAGCTGGGATCGATAACACACACCCAGTGCCTGTGGTAAAAGTAACACTGGTAGAATTCACTTTGCCAATGTAGGTGGCTAGGGTGTAGGAATTAATCGATTTAACATTGCACCCAATTGAAAACACTGGCCTAAACTTTTCCACTGTGATGGGTGGAACAAAAGGATCGCCTGCACTGTTGTTGATGTTCGGTACTATGTAAGGAAAACTAACAAAGTTTACTTTAAAATCGGGTGGTCTTAGGGTGGGGTTCGCTTCCCTATCTGCTGGTTTCTGTCCGGTCTGCTGGGTTTCCACTTGTGGTGGTGGGGTGCTGCCATCTGAACTGGTGGATGCTGCATCTGGATTGCTGGAATACTCAATCGTGACTTTCCATGTCTGCGCATCACCCTGCTCAGGGCTGATGTTTACATTTTGAACATAGGTGTCAGTATCACCAGGGTAATTATCACCTATTTGTGGGCAGTCAGGATGCCCATAAATGGCATCATAAATATTAATATCAGTCTGTTCAATGGTGCTGGTGTGAACGATAAAAGTGCGGGTGTAGGTGTTCTGGTAGCTCTTATCCAGAGTTGCTTTTCTCTCTTCCCATAGTTCTTCAAATAGATCAATAGCCATGGTTAGTTCCTTATGGGTTCACTGCAACAGCAATGGCTTGGGGTCTTGGCATTTGTGCGGGTAGTCTGTCAATGGCTGCAGCAATTTCTCTAGCAGCTTCTAACTGTTGGGCTTCTACCTCAGCAGCAGCTTCCATCAGTTGCCTGATTTCTTCCTGAACATTTTTGGCCTTGCCCATTTCATCAACCTTGACCTGAAATTCTGCTGCCGATCCAGCTTGAACTGCGGATGCAAATTGTTGTGGACCCCCTAACCCAGTGGCTTCTTTAAGCTTTTTGATAGCATTGGCAGAACCAAGCGCAAAGGCCATAGCCCCTTCCTTAGATCCATCCAGCATGCCCCTAAGTTTGGCAAGTTCATTTTCATACTGTTGCAGAGGTGTGATGTTATCGGCAAAGAACTTCTTCCAACCTGGTTCTTCTATCCGCATAGGTTTCTGAAGATCATCACTAAGCTGTTGCCACTGCCGATCAAATGCAGCCAGTTCCATTTCAGCTAACTGCATTTCTTGTTCAAGTTCAGTTAGCCAAGTACCTCCACCATTCATCTGTTGGGGTGGTTCAAACACTGGGGCATCTGCGCCAAAGCCAGCACCAATCCCACTAAATTCTGTGTCCACTAATGCCTGAGCATTTTCTGCTGCTTGGCCTAAAGCATTGGCTAGGTTGTTGACCCCATCCGCGGCATTGTTTGCGCTGCCACCGATTGTTTCCACCCCTGTCGCCCAGTCAACTACATCTGCACCCGATTGAGCAATTGCCACCCCTGCATCTGCTACTGGGTTGAGAATATTATTCTGAATCCATCGGGCCACAAGGTCACCCTTTTTGACAATGTCGATAGTGATGACCACCACATCTTTGGTAAAACCAAGTATCCATTTTAGGGCATCAATAAAAGGTTTTAAATCTTCTAGCATCTGTGCTGCAGCTTTTTGAACCTGCGCTAACATTTCATCGATGGTCATTTTTTCCGTAAAGATTACCCATTCATCAATGATGCTTGAAAGGTTATCCATCACCATTCCGGTAGTGGTGGAAACAAAGGCACCTATCTTTTGTAATAGGGGTTCTAAATCCTCAGCCTTTTTAAAGACTGCATCAAAAAAGTTGGTAACAGAATCCCCAAGGTTGACTAAACCAAAACCCTCTAAAAGACTGGTGCCAAGCTTCTGCATCAGGACTTCAATATTATTGGTAACCCTGCTCCAGACTCCTGAAAAACTATTGGCAGATTCTGCTGCTGCTGCTGCCATGTTTGGCATATTGGCTGCATCTTGCAAACCAACCGCTGCATCTGTTACAGATATTAGCCCTGCTGCTACTCGCCTCTTTAATTCATCAACACTGATTCCCATCCTACTAGCCATAGCTTCAAAGATCGGGATACCCTCATCTGCCAACTTGCCCAGGGCTGACATAGTGGCAATACCTTCTGTTGCCATATCTGCAAGCTTATCTGTAATAAGGGCTACGATCTTTTCGGGATTTCCTAAAGCTACACCCAACCTATTAAAGTCCTTAATCAAACCAGTGACCACATCGGGTCTGAACTTCATCTGAGCTAATCGGGTAGCAGCTTCCCCTAGTGCATTAAAGCTGGCACTGGGGCCAGTCTTCATGATGTCTTGAAGTCCTTTAGCTATCCCTTTAAATCCGGTCAGTGCCTTAAGCCTGTTATCTAGTTCCTGAAACTTACTTCCAGATTCAATAACCTTGGCACCTAGATCAATCACAGAGGATGTAATCTTAGTTACCAGATTCAAAGCACCATCAAAGATTTTGCTGAATGCGGATGTAAAAAATCCGATGCCGAGCATGTCGGTGATTTTCATGCCACCTTTAGATTCTTTAGCTTTTTTCTCTTCTGGTGGTTTTCTAATTCCTAATTTTATTTCAGCATCGGACAGTTTCTTTTCAGCCTTTTCTAATGCTGATAATTCCCTGGCTAACTTGGCGGCACTACCATCAGCTATCATCATCTGCCTAGCTTGCATATCCAGTTTCTTATTTAAGATGTCCGTTTCTGCAGACATCTTTTTTGCATTCGTGACATAGGCAGCAGTATTCTTATTCTCTGGAATCGGTGGTGGCTTGATCGGTAGGGGTGGGGGAATTCCCCTAGCCTTATTCTCAGCAGCGATTAACTTTTGTTCAATCTGCTCCAACCTGACCATCTCATCATGAAGCTTTTTAGTAGCCCCACTATCTACATTCATTTGCCTTGCTTGCAGTTCCAAAGCTTTGGATGCTAGATCGGTCTTAGACTTTAGGTTGATTTGCTCTTGGACATACTCAGGTGTATTCGTATCCACTTTGGGTGGTTCAACTACTGCGGGTGGTTCGATGATTGGAACTGGCTGGTTAATGCCCTTTACTTTATCTTCTGCTAATGCCAGGGCTTTTTCCTGTTCTTCTAATTTCACTAGCTCATCATGAAGGGCTTTGGTTGCCCCAGTATCTAACATCATTTGTCGTGCTTGCAGTTCAAGCTTTCTGGCATTGATGTCTAATTCTGCGTTAAGTGTTTTGGTGTTGGCTGCATAGCCTATTGCCTGATCATCCACCGCCATCATGGATGCAATTACATTCTTATTTTCAAGGGCCAACAGCTTTTGCTTCTGGGTGTTCAACTCGATCAAGAGCGTATTATTCTTGAATGCTGCATCTGTCTTCATCAGATTATTTTCAAGCTCTTTATAACCTGTCTGAAGTTTAGCAGTCTGGAATTGAAGTTCGTTTTCATCCTTCATCAACAACAGGGTTGCGCCATCGAGCAAGACCATCTGATCCACTGCCAGCTTAGCTGCTGCAGATGTTTGCTTGAACATGGTCGCATTGATGGAACCTGATACTGCTGCCTGTTGGAGCTGCTCAAGCGAGAGAGTAACCTTTTCGGTTGCGGTAGTAACCTTATTGGCATCCATAGCTGCAGCTACACTGCTACTACCAAAGGCTTGAACTTTTGTGGATGCTGTGTCTAGGGAAGATGTGAAGCCTGAAAGATCTGCTGTAACGGATAGACTGGCTCGTCCTAAGGATGTATCTGCCATGTCTATTTCCTTTGCTTAGTAACCAACCCGCCTAAAATTGCTGCAAGCATTTCAGGGGTCTGCTTTTGCTCTACTGCTCGTTCACCTAACCAATCAGGGATAAAATCAGATAGCTTGTGTTTGCTGGTTGATGTGCAAGCAACCTGAGTATGCTGAACACTCCCAGCTAGGAAATCTAATCGCGCATCCCCTATGGGTTCGATCCTAGCAAACGCGACCCACTCCATGAATTCGGAATGGCTCATATCCTGCTCGATCTCACTGACCATCTTTTTCAGATGTCCAGCCAGCCTGAATAGAAATAATCTACTCGGGCTTTCCCTTAGTTTTTTTCCGCATCCTCTACTGCCCCTGCTCCAATGCGATTAATTTTTAGAATCGCATCAAAGATCTTTTCCAAGATCGTTGCAGGTAACACATTCACTTCAGCGATATCCGCTTCTGTAAATAATGCTTTTCCCTTTTCATCGCAGCACCCTTTAATAAGCATCCTTGCTCTAAGGTTGTCAGGGGTTTTATTCTTGACTCGTGCTGCGTTGAATTCGTTATCTATGCTATCTCGTTCGCCAACAGTAAGACTTCTGACCCATACAGATCCTTCCCATTCTGGAACTAAAACTTCCTGCCTAGGCAGGTTGTCTTTTTTTGAAAGGATCTGTGATCGAGATAAAGACATATTAAAAAACTCCTAAATTATACATAACATGCGCCTGAAACTTTAACTGTGAAAGATGCCTTGATCAGGTCATCACCCACTGCAATGGTGCTAATACCTCTAGAGGTAATAAAACCTTTGACTGCAAGCGATAAACTGATAGGACTAGGAATTGCAATCGTAAATGTGGTTTCAACAACAGGCGTAGCATTTGCAAGCGCATTCATGGCTGCTAAATTTGCTGCAGTTAAATGAACTTCAAACGACATTTCCCCTGGATCTTCCCAGCCTGCGATAAAGGTGTGGGTTTGACCAGTGGTGGAAAGGTTGCTGGTCTGTATAGCTGAAGTTTTGCTCTGTGGTGGAGTGATAGATATCACTTCAGCTACCGCAGTGCCTGCGGTGAGGGTAACTCCATAAGTTTGTGCTACTGCTAATTCTGGCATAATTCTAGCCTCCAAAAAAATCGGTGGTGGATTCTGTAAAAATTACAACTAGATCCACACTTCCGGTATGGATTCCTGTGTCCTTCCCTGACTCAATATCCCATCCAACTGATTCGGATTCCATCCGAACCTGATGAATGAATGTGGTTCCCCAGTTACCTTTAAAACCACTAAACCTAAGTCTAACCTGTTCAATAATCGTTTCGCAAATCATACGGCTTGATGCATACACATCGAGCTGGAACCTTGCGACACAGACCCCAGTTGCACCCCTAAGATGCATCTCTCGGGTGGTGTCAATCTTGCTGTATACTATGAATGGGGAATCGCATTTCTGCGGTGCGGTGTCAGGATAGATGCGAGTTCCTACAAGGCTAGTAATGGAAGCTTGAGCAGTAATGTAGGAGTATAGTTCAGCTTCTATCATTTTCGGCCTCCTGACTGCTGAATAATTTCCTTCATCTTTTCAGCAAACCTATTAAAAATTTGCTCACCAACTGCTTCTAATGCTGGCTTCATGAAGGGTTTTGCTGTTGCGCCTGGATGCATGTAGGTGCCTACCCTGTGTGGTTTTGCGCCTCTCTCAACAAGATGTGCATACTTGTGAGGTGGAAGTTTCTTTTTCCCATTTGGCCTAGTGCCAACATCACTGAACTTTGGACCCACCAATCCCACTATTTTTTTATTCTTACCTCTACCGTATTTTCTAGCCTTTACAGCTATAGCTTTTCTTAATAGGCCAGTCCTGCCATCTTTATTCTTGTTAGTCCTAAGCCTTGGTGCATTGGATTTCATCTGTTTTTGAAGTGGTACAAGGGCATAGCGCATGGCTGACACAAGCTTGGTATCGGACTTGCCACCCGATAAATCTTTGAAGGTCTGCAATAGGGCATCCAATCCTTCAATGGAAACTTTACCAGCCTTGATTAACTTGGATCGGTCTAGTTTACTCATGGCACCTCCACTGCATCAACTAGCCATGCTCGTTTCATTTCATCCTGATTAATTAGCCCAACGATATTAAAAATCCTTGATCCCATCTTGAGCCTGTTTGCACTAGTCAACCCTGCAAAATACCTAAGGGTTATTCGATGGGTGGTTTCAGGTCGGACTGTTTTAGTGAAGTAAAGTTCGCGCGCTGTTAAAGGCATGATCTGTGCATAAACTGTCTGCGTTGTGTTCCATGTGATTGTTGGCTGACCCAGCGCATCAGGTGTGCTGCTAATCTCTTGGACTTCAACTCGGTATCTCATCGGTCCACTTTTCAATGGTAGACTCCTGAGCTGTACTGCTGAATGATGGATTCCACTGCTAAAGGAATATCTGTGGCTATGGTTCCAGTAACTACACCTTCTCTGTTTTCATAAAGATGCCCAACATAGAAAAGCATTCCACTTTTTAAAAGCTTGGGCATGTTTACAGTGGTAAAACCTGCAGTGTAATTTACCCGAACTGAATTAGTTATCTTGGCTGTAGTCGGCCATGTATTGGCATAAGTTATTCTTGCAGGGCTGCTAATCAGGTCTACCCGATATCCTGTTAAACTTTGCTCAGTCAAGGCTGTATCGGTGTAGGAAACACTCTCCACAGACTGGACTGGGCCAGTGAGGTAAATCGTTCCGTCAAACGGATAATACTTGGTTTGGAATGGGTAATTAATATTTGAAGTCACTGTCAGGTTTGGAACTGTGGCAGGGAAACTGTCCAAGACTAGCTGCACTGTTTTCTGTGCTATATGAATCTGACAACTGTTTTCAAAGTATTGGCGAGCTGCCCCAATGCATAAACCTATTAGGGTATCATCGTAAGTGCCATCAATCCTTAGGTGGCTTTTTGCTTCTGCCAGGCTGACTGGTTCCTGCGTTGGCTGTGACATCACCTGATACGATCCTAGTAGTTGCATCTCTCACCTCAGGTGTGATCTTGGAAGTGGCTTTTTCTGGCACCGCTTGTGATACAGGACTGGCATAACCAATCCTGCACCACTCAGCAGCGACATCGTCAGGGATTTCAGTTATCTGGTCGGCACTTAGACCTTTGCCAAGGCCAACCAGATTGATTAATATTTTTACTATCATTAGGATGCTGCCATCTTAAGGTGCTTAAGTGGGTTCTGAGTGGTTGCGTTTGCAGCCAACAAAAGACCACCACTACGGTGAATAGCAACCCAACCGATTTGGCCAGAGGTTGCATAGGTTTCAGATTGTCTAACGATAGTTAGACCGCCATCACCCGCAACATCACGCACAAGATAAGAAGAAAAATCACCAAACAATAGAACTTTAGCACCAGCACCAATTGTGCTAGCCATGTTCTGGTTGATGACTACAGGATATCCTAGGATCATTGGCACTCGGCCATCTGCTTGATTATAGTTGTTAGACAAAACAGGATGACCATCCGAACCGCGCAACTTGGAAAGCGCAGACAAAACCGAACTGTGACACATGAATGCACAGCCAGTGCTTTGCTTATAAGCTGGGTCCAGCGAGAAAAATAAATCAAGCACATTATCAATGGTGATGGCAGTGGTTGAACTAGCAGTTACACCAACATAACTAGCAGTCACAGCCCCCTGAGGTTCACCACTTCCGCTACCAGTGGTAAATAAGCTTTCCTCAATTCGGCCAATCCTTACACCTGCAGTTTGAGCTACAAGGGATTCCACATCGATCAAGGAATCTTGCAAAAGTTCATAGCTAGTCAGGATCTGACCAGAAGAGAACTTATAGGGAGTGCTGGTTTTGCTGGTGAAAGTCAAAGCCACTTCCGAGATAGAACCGTTTTCTGCAATCAAGGTTCCAGCATTGGCTGTGTCATCCAAACAAGGCATGCTGATGTTTGAACCATTGCTGGTTTGCAAAATCTTAGCGATCTGGCGAACACCGTTATAATCTTTCAAAGCACTGGTCAAAGTGCCATAAAAAGTTGGATTAATTAAAGCACCACCGATGCCAGTCGATCCGATACCTTGAGCGCGATCTTCAGCTATACCTTCAATGTTGATGGTATTGCTATTAAGATCAAAATTAATTTCATGAGCTGCCTTGGCAAATTCCGATCTAAATCCCTTTGTGCCTTTAAGCATCCACCCACGAAATGCATCAGATCTATTTTTGGTAGCTCGCTTATCACCTAGGTCAGAAACAAAGTTTGCTGCACCATACATGGGTGCTGACTTGCGGGTAGACCTTTTGATAAGGTCAAGCTTTGCAGAATTCTGTTGAGCTGCTGCGGGTGCAGGAGCTGCTGCTGCGTCTGCGCTTGCGTCTTGTGCCATTTCATCCTCCAGTGTTTTGACTCGTTCATCAATTCCTGCGACTTGAGTAACCAAACCATCAAATGCGGTTTGCTCTTCTGGTGTCAGGTTTCGCTTGGAAAGATCTTCCAGCTTGGTAACTATTTCAACTCGATCACTTTGAAGTTTTCTAAGTTCGGCAATAGCCATGTGTGTCATCCCCTAAAAATTGTTTTGGTGCCATACGCAGTGGCACCGATCCAGAATGCTCTGGGGCCACCATGCGTAAATACTGCTATGGCTACATCAATTTTCACATGGGTTGGGAATGTGTCAAATCGTAGGGAATGAAGGAAATGACCGCATGGTGAATGGCTATGTTTATAGTGTTTATGCGTTTGCTAACGAAACAGATTTCGTGATCAAATCAGTAGTCCAGCAAAGTGAACTAAGGATGTGGCTTAGTTCAGGGAAATGGCTTTGCGTGAACTAAGGAATAAAAAAAGCCCCTAGGATTAGCTAGGGGCTGATTGATTGGATGGGTGTTATCTTAACCAAGAGATATTACTTTTCAGGTAAACATAAACTGGGGCCAATATTAAAAACACAAAGAAACCTGCAACAAATATTAGAATTACCCGAATGCACAATCCAATTAAATGACCCATGTTTTGTGGTGGTGCTGGTGCCTGGTTCTGATTAGCCATCGTTGCATAGATCACATGCAGGGGTATGGTGATGAATAACCCAAAGAATCCGCACATGAATGCTAGGAAGTGCAGCACAATGAAAACAGCATGACCCATGGTTCCATCCTCATGAAAGAGTAATGAAACCATGCTATCAATAAAGTTTAAATATGCCTATATAATTTTAGTCTTAAAAATAATCATCAGAGCCGGGATGATCATCGTTATAAATAGCCCAAATATTTAAAATAACTCCTATCATGAAAATAAGTATCATCCATAGACTAGGTATCAAATAGTCTGGATGCATTAACTCAACCATGATTATTTAACTTTTAAAAGGTTAACCAGATTGATTCTTCTTTGCATTTCTAATTCCTGATTCTGTTTTTCTGCTAAGAAACTTGACAAACTTCTTAGCCCTATTTCAGTATTCAAGTAGGCAGGGTAGGTAACTGCAGACACATCATGAAGGTCTACATCAAGCAGGGTTCGGATATTACTATCTCCCTCTTTATCCCATGAATCTTTTTTAGTCACAAAGGCAAAGCTCATCTGGGTTACATCACCTCTACTCATCGAGACCATGAGATCCCTTGCATAGCTGGTGTCAGGTGGGGTAATTTCTACAAGCAGACCTTCAGAATCAACTGAAAGATTCAAGGTTCCGCTGGTGGACCTTCCTAGGATTAGGTTTTGATCATGGTTAATAAGTGCGCGAACATCTGCACCCTGTGCCAGTGATCGACTGAAAGCTCTAGAATCGATCTGCTCGATGAATCCACCGAGATCCTGCGACCTGTTAGGTGAGAACTTAGCAGCATAGCCTACTAACTTCTTTCCATCTTGCTCCACTCGGAATTCCGTAGTGAATCTCGTTTCTAGTTTAACCATGATGTTTTCTCCCAGTTAGCTTTGGTATCGATCCAGTTTACTAATTTAGCATCGGCCAAAAGTTTTAGGTTCCTTGGTGTTGCTGATCCAGCAAGATCCAACCATTCAGCCTTCAATGCTTCACAGTGATCAGCAGCAGCTCGGACACCACCGCCCGATTCAGGCTTAATAAATTCCATCACAGGTTCAAGGATGATTTGCACCCTTTCCTGATGTGCTTCCAGAAACTTTTCTAAGGCTGGGATAAATTCCCCAGGCTTATTGGAAATCCTTGCAAGGTGGTGAGATTCAATCTTCCTAATTTGTTTTCGGGCAGCTTCCAACAATTTAGCAAAACCAAAGGTATTTTGTTGGGGTGGTGGAACTGGTATCGGAATTAGTCCTGGCTCATCGTATGGCATCTGACCTAGTGTCTTGGACTGATCCACCGCTTCCGGTGTTTGTCCTGGGCCAAAAGTTGGGTCCATGTTTTTGGGTGTCATGTAAGAATCACCACCCTCAAATGGGCTAAGTGATTCCATCATGCGGACTTCATTACGGCTTAGCCATCCCCAAGACAAAGCACTGGCATAGAATGCAGCCCTACCAGCAGAATCAGATCGCAGAAGTGCATCGCTATTATGTTCTGCGTACATGGAATCCATGTCACAAATCAGCTTATGCTGGATTTCCTGTTCCCACCTAACCATCCATGGTCGCAGGGTTTCCTGAAGGAATGCTAAATTGTCTTGTTCTAAGCTGCTGTAGGTCTTATTTGCATTATCACCCAGCTTGCTAGAAGGTATTTTAAACCATCGCGCGATTTCTTGAAGTTGAAATGCTCGGGATGTTAGCCACTGGCTATCATCTGGATCAGTGCCAATGCTCTGGAAGGTAACGCCATTTTGCAGGATGGCTACTCGATGTGCATTCCTTTGGGATGAGTGCATATCCTCCCAAGACTTCCGCATATTTTGCAAAGCTTCTGCTGATAGTTTCCCTGGTACTGAGATGACCCCTGCAGGTTTTGCACCATTGCCAAAAAAGGTACTGCCAAAGTTTTCAAGGGCCATCGAAAGCCCAATTGCATCCCTAGCCTGCGCTACCACCGAGTAACCTTTGACACCATCAAAACCCAAACCTTTGATGTGGAAGATTTCCTCAGGGAGAAAGATCAAAGATCCATAGCGATAGAACAGATCACCATTTTTATCACGCACAGGTTCCATGATATCTGGGCGCAAAGGCCAAAGTGCAACCACTCTGCCGGTGTCAGGATCTCGTTCAATTTCTGCGTATCCATTTCCCCAGGTCAACACATGCCCCATGAGAGTTTCCCGAAAGATCATAGACGACATTTCAGGGTTAGCACGATCTTTTAAAATTCTGTATAGGGGATGAAATTCCGCACAAACTCTGGCACCATCTGCGCCTTTTTTGTAAAGGATAAGTGGTAAGCTTGAAACACCTTCCGAAATATGCCTGACAGCAGACCACACTGCGGATGATGTGAGTGCGGTGGCTTGGTTTACCTGTGCGCCTGCGGTGCTAGTTGAGCTATAGAACCATGAACCATAGTTACTTAGGACACTGTAGCCACCCCATTTGCCGATTGTTTGCGAAACAAATGATCTGAGGGCTTTAAATGGCATAATTTTACAGGAATTCTATCCCTGCTCCTGTGGTTTCATTGTGCGTTTCTGCCCCTGCGGTGACCATCCAGCGACCTAATCCCATCACCAAAGCTATAATCCCGTCTATTTTGTCACGACTTTTCTTTTTCGACAACTTGTAGTTATTATTGTCATCAAGAGATACTGAGATGTTGCCTAGATTCCACCTCAAAACAGGGTTTCCATCATGCGAAATCTGCCTTGATAAAATCCATTCCTCTAGTTTTTTTGTGGGTGGGCTTAGGTTTACTGGGGTTTGACCGAACTTGACCATCGTGAAATCATCTGACAGTTCATGAACGATCTGATCAGAGTGCCAAGGGTCGTATGCAATCTCTTGAATTTTGTAGATTTCACCTAACTGCATGATGTCTCGTTTGATCTGACGATAGTCCACCCGATTGCCCAGGGTGGCTGTGATCTTTTTAGACTTCACCCATGGACCAATTCTAAATCGGTTGAGTCGCTCCCGCAGTTTATCAGCTTCCTCAGGTGCCCAGTAGAAGGGCAGCACATAGTGTGGTTCATCTTCATGAGTGCTAGGGAAAAACAAAGTCAGTGCTGTGAGATCCATAGTGGCTGAAAGATCCAGTCCAGCCCAGCATTCCCTCCCAGTCATATCGGGTGCTGCTATTTCACACTCATCCCACTTCAACGGACTGATCCATCGGACATCGGTTTCAATCCATTGGTTCAAATGATCCCTGCGAAAAGCTGCTTCAAGTGCTGGGTTGTCCTTGCATTCCTGAACCTTCTGATGAAAATAGGCTGGCTTAACTGTGATCCCATAGCCAGGGTTAGCTTTGCGCCATGTATCCTCACTGGTCCAATCATCATCCAAATCAGCAGCAAAGATCTTTGCATAGAATGTTTTGTCCTGGATAGTTCCATCCAACCATTTCATAGCCTGACTGTGCATATCGTGGCAGAAAGATGTTCGATCACTTCCAGCAGTGGTAATCATTACACACAATGGTTGCCGTCTAGCTAGTGTTCCAGTCATCAGGGTGTCATAAAGTTCGCGCGATTTCTGAGTATGCAATTCATCAATTACAATTCCATGAGGGTTGCCACCATGCGCTGTGTGTGCATCCGCACTAATCGACTTGTAAAACGATTTCGTGTCAGGATAGATGATGGTATTTTTGAATGGTTGCAGTTTTGCAGCTAGTGGTGGGCAAGCTTCCACCATGTTTTTAGCCGAATCAAAACAGATGTGTGCTTGCTCTCTAGAAGCTGCTGCACTGTAGATCTCTGCACCTGGTTCACCTTCTATCAAAAGCCATAGAGCAATGGCTGATGCTAGGGTTGTCTTGCCTGCTTTCCTTGGAACCTCAAGATAAACTTGCCTGATAATCCTGTTGCCGTCTTTGTCCACTTTCCCAAACACTTCACGCAGTATTTCCTTCTGCCATTCCTGCAAAGCGAAACGCTTCCCTGACCATTCACCCTTGTGATGTTTCAAGGCTCGTTCGATAAATGGAATGATCAATGGATCTGCAGCAGCAGGTTTTTTCTTGGGTTTCTTAATCGCCATTGGCACCAATATCCACACCACATAAATCCTTGATCCAATTGCCCTGGGTAACCACAGGATCGCTGACCATCTTGGATCTGGCCATCGGTGATAGCCCCAAAGATTTCCCAAGGGTGGAAAGTCGGGCTGATAAACTGGTTAGCTGATCTACTGCAGGATCTGATTTTTTTGGTCGGCCTTCCTCCTGAATGAATCCACCAGAATTATTAATCTGTTGCTGGCACCTAACCACTTGGGAATACATCGCACAGTAGACTGCAATCGCATCAGCATCGACTGATGAAAGAATAGCCATTGGTTTTAAACCTGTCAGAAGATCGTGCCACTTTTTCTGACCTATTGCATCTAACCAGTCTGGCATTCTTGGATCGTTCACATCCCATTCAACAGGTGATGGGTTCACAGTCGATGGTCTTGGGTTTGGATTAAGAGATAATATTTGTCTCTTATTAGGTTTTCTACCTCTAGTCACTTTATCACCTCATTTTGCCCTAAAAAATCATGCAAAAATCCTGAATTT